ATTCCAGTCCATAGCCGCCTCGGGTTCGTGTACGGGTGTAGCCTACAGGTGTTGACACCTACGGATGTAGGCGCGTATAAAGCCCCCATCGCCTATGGCTGTAGGCGGTCCCGCCACCGGCACCCCAAGGCCGCTGGCGGGTTCTCTTGGGGCTTGGGGTAGGGGATAGGGGTATGGATCACCTTGAGTACGCAGAGCACTGCGAGCAGCACGCACAGTTCGCGCGCGATCTGTCCGTGTATTTCCGGTCGATCAACGAAACCGGCATGGCAAGGAGCTGTGATCTCGATGCGGAGCATTGGGACTACATGGCATCCATACACCGCAACCGGGGTGAATCGTGATCCATCCGTTCATTGCCTTCGTGCTGCTGGCGGCCATCGTGGCCGTATCCATTGGCAGCGCCAAACTCGTTTCGTGGTGCCTCGACCGGCGTGGGGCGTCCGCCCGTCGCAGCGCACATGAAGCGGCCTTCGTAGCCCAGGCACGCGCCGAACTGGCCGCAACCGGCTGGACCCCGAATCACGAAACGCTCTATCAGGCCGAGATTGCCGCCACCAAGCGCGGCGATCTGCTGGCCGCCGCTCGATTCGCCGAAGAGCAGGAGCGCGCCGCATGAGCAGGTACCCCTCATTCGCCGAGCTGGCAGAGTTCGATATGGGCCTCGCGGCAGTCGTTGTGTTCGTGTCGCTCGTCGTGGGCGGAGCCATTGTCTCCATCGTGATTGAGCAGGCATGGCTGGCGCTTCGTCGCCTGTGGAAGCTTCGCAAGGATCGCTCCAATGGCCGGTGAGCGCGCGGTGCTGGCCGAGTCGGGACTCCCCTCGTCTAACAGGGGAGTCAGTGAATTCAGGAACCCCGAGGGAACCCTGACGGTCGGCATCGACTGGTTCTCCGCTTCGATCGATCTGCGCGCAGCGCTGGACGAGGTCGCGTTCCGTGATGGCGACAGCTTCGAAGAGGTCCGCCAGTGGATCGAGTTCTCCCCGGAAAACGCACGTATTGCGGCCCTGCAGGTGTTCTGCTGGTTCTTCGCAGGGCTGGGCCTCGAACTGGATGAAGCAGCAGGCGGCGGTCGCTTCTACACGTGGCGAATCAAGATCATCGACGCGGCCAAGAAGTTCGTCGGCATGATCGAACTGGGCGGCGAAGAGTGCCGCCGCGCCGATGGGACATATACCGCCCGCATCGAGCTAACCGGTGATGGATGCAAGGCGATAAGCGCAGCGCGCTGCGGCCATGCGCAGCGGTGGCTGGAGCTTCGAGCGAAGCTCGAAAGCTGCGCCGGAAGGATCACGCGTGTTGACGTGTGCGCCGATGACCTGGTGGGGGAATACCCATTGCGTCTGGCGCAGAAGTGGTACGCCGCTGGCGAGTTCGATAACCGTGGTCAGCGCCCGAAGGCGCAGCTGGTGGACGACTACGACAGCGGCGACGGCAAGACGTTCTATGTGGGCGGCAAGAAGTCGGAGAAGCAGCTTCGCGTCTACGAGAAGGGCAGGGAACAGGGCGATAAGAGTTCACCGTGGGTGCGCTATGAGGCGCAGTTCCGCAACTCCAACCGCAAGGAACTGCCCCTCGACATTCTGCGTGATCCGGCCTCCTACCTACTCGGGGCCTATCCGGTGCTGTCCTTTCTGCGCTGTGTTGCCACGCGCATCGAAATCACGAAAGCCGCCGTTGAGGCGACGTGGAAGAGCGTACGCCGCCACATCCGACGCCAGTACGGCGCAGCCCTCAATTTCATCGCCAAGAGTTGCCCGGACGATCAGGCATTGCGGGCGGTAATCGAATCCTGCACTTCGCCATCGCTGCCGAAGTGGGTCACAGGCGAAACAGCAGCGCATTGGCCCGAAATCGCGGCCGTACAGCAAACCTCAAAAGGGTAACAGCGCATGAGCATCAAGATCACCGTCCTCAAGAACGAAATTGACGAACGCGTCGGCAGCTTCAAGAACGAAAAGGGCGAAGACGTCAAGTTCACCACTCGCAAGCAGAAGGCCAAGTTGGAAACCGCAGGTTTCGCCTACCCATTCGACGTGCGCCTGGAGGACGGTCAGAGCGGCTACCCCGAAGGTGAGTACGAGCTCGACGTCGAGTCCATGTTGCAGGTCAACAAGGGCGTTGCATCGCTAAGCAAGTTCACTGTGCTGCGGATGTTGCCGAAGGCTGCGCCGCGCGTAGCTGCCCAGGGCTAACGATGTCCGATCCGGCACCCCTCTACGTGGTCGGCTGTGCTGCTGAAAACGTGCAGCAGGACGGCACGTGTTCGGTGCCTGTCTGGATGCCATACCACCAGCCAGTGTTGCCACCCCTGACATTGGCTGATGGAACCCTTGTCGCGTTCTCCATCGTTGGAGTTTGGGCAATCGGGTTGAAAGCGCGTCTCGTATTCCGCGCGGCGCGCATAGGGGTCTACTGATGACGAGGAAAACCACAATGGAGTTCATGAACGCTGCTCGCCGTTTCGGCGCTTCCACCGTCGCCAAGATTGGCGCCGGTACCACCGCCCTGGTTGCTTCGGGTGCCGCACTGGCCTCGGGTTCGAGTTCGCCGGGTGCCGCCATCGCTGGCGAAATGGCCGGTGGCAAGGCCGATATCGGAGTGGTCATCGGTGCGTGCGCCGTGCTGATTGGCCTGATTCTGGTCTGGGCCTACACCCGCAAGGCTGCGAAGTAACGGGGCCTGTGCTGAAACCGGGGGCGCACGGTAACGTTCGCCCCCTTTTTTATGGGGGAATTGTCATGGGCTACTTCATCATTGTTGGCATCTGTGGTGCTTGCTGGCTTGCGTTTGAGGGCATGTGATGAGGCGCATCTTGTTCTTGCTGCTCGCGCTTTTGCCATCGTCGGCATTCGCGATTGACCAAGGCGAGGCGACAGAGCAAGCGATCAGCAATATTCGGCAGTCGTGCAGCGGGGCTGTTGCCGGTGCATCGATTGACTCGGGCACGATAGGCCTGATTGTGGGCCCAGGTAGCGTAAACGCATTCGGCAACTGTCTCTTTGAAAATGGTGGATTTCAGGGGCGCCATAGCTCTACCGTCGCATTCGATCAGTCCTGCGAAGCTCGGGGTACTAAGACCACGCCATTCTTTCCACCATCTGGCTCCGTGTCTTGTAGTCGTGGTTGTGAGGTCAAGTATGCAGACAACGGCGACGACACCACGTCCTATTGGAGTACCGGTCAAAGCTGCAACGAGAAGCCGGATTGCACTAAGCAGGGCGGCAACATGATCTGGAACGGTGCGCTGAAGGTTTGCCAGCCCGTTGAGCCCGAGTGTCCCAAGGGTAAGGTAAAGGTCGGTAACGCCTGTACAGATGAAAAGCCTTGCCCGGACGGCATGGCGCTTGTGGCTGGGTCTTGCAAGAAGAAAGATGAAGAGTGCCCGGCTGGCATGATTCGCAGCCCCTCGGGCCAGTGCATTCCCGGTGATGGTCAGTGCGCCAAGGGCGAGGTTCGCGGGCCAGATGGCACCTGCAAGAGGGACAAGGACAACGACGGTCAGCCGGATACCGATGACCCCGAGAGCTTCTCTGGCGGCGACACCTGCGAGTCTCCGCCGTCGTGCAGCGGCTCGCCGATCATGTGTGGGCAGGCGCGGATTCAATGGCGAATTGAATGCAATACCCGCCGTAACAACAACATCAGTGGTGGTCAGTGTACGCAGGCCGGTATGCCGACATGCACTGGTGAGAAATGCAATGCCATGGAGTACACCCAGCTTCTGATGCAGTGGCGATCAGCGTGTGCCGTGGAGAAGCTTGCTGCAAAGCAAGACACGCCTGGACAAGGTGGCAACCAAGGTGATGCAAATGGCAACGGCGTAGCCGATGTGCTCGAGGGCAGGGGAGACGTTACGCCCATCGGCGATGGCGCGGCGGACATCGCTAGTGCCAAGAAGTGGGGAATTCCTCTTTCAACCGACAATCTCGACACAAGCAACATGTTCGGTGGTGGTGGGTCATGCCCGCAACCGCCGTCGATCACGATCATGGGCAAGACGGTGAGCGCTGGTGACGTTCCATACTTCTGCCGAATTGCAGCGATTCTGCGCGGGTTGATCCTCATCTTTGGTGCATACACGGCAATTCGAATTCTGATGGGAGCGGTCTTCTAATGGGCATGGTTTCTGACTGGATCACCGATGGCATTTCGTCTTTGCTTGGCAAGACCAAGGAAGCGGCAGCAGGAATGCTGGGCAAACTTCTGGCGACTTTCGGGCTGACTACCGTCACGTTCAATGCGCTGCTGCCCAAGCTGAAAGAATTCGTGATGCAGTTCATCGGCGGTATTGATGGGCAGGCTTACGAGATGCTTTCGTACCTTGGTGTCGGCACATGCTTCTCCATGATCTTTTCCGCCCTTACGGTGCGTATGGCGTGGAAAATCTTCATCGTTCCTAAGTCAGTCGCCGATGGGCTGGGGTCGGGCTCATGATCTACTGGTATACGGGCCAGCCTGGACACGGGAAGACGCTGCACGGCATCGAGCGGCTACTTGAATTCAAGGATCAAGGGCGCATCGTCTACGCCTGCAACATTCGCGAGTTCGACTACGCCAAAACTGGTGTGCTGGAAATGACGCCGGAACAGTTCAGGGACTGGCCGAATTTCTTGCCTGATGGCGCAGTTGCTCTGGTTGATGAGGCCTATGAACACGGCATGCTGCCTAAGCGTCCGACAGGCTCTAAGGTCCCGCCTCACGTTGAACAGCTGGCGAAGCACCGCCACAAGGGTCTGGATTTCATCTTCATCAGCCAGTCGCCGGATAAGCAGTGCGATCAGTTCGTGCATGACCTGATTGAACGCCACGTGCATGTGCGTCGCCGTTTCGGCACGAAGTTTGTCGATCTTCGCGAGTTCGACAAGTTCGAGGCCCGTGCAGAGAAAGCAACACCGCTGGTCACGAAGCGGCGCACACTGCCCAAGCGTCCTATGGGCATGTACAAGTCCACTGAGCTGGACACTACCGAGCGGCGCATCCCCTGGTACGTCATCGCGTTGCCGGTTCTGGCCGTTGCCGCCGTCCTTATGATGTATTTCGCGTTCGGGCGCATGGATAAGCGAATGAACGGCGGAGACAGCCCCGCAGTCGGCGGTACTGCTCAAGCGGCTACACCGCACGACGGAGCACCTGCGACGGCGGGCGGTGCTGCCGCGCCGAGCCCGGCACAGCCACTCAAGGACTACGTCGACAAGTTCCTCCCGCGCATCCCATCACAACCGTGGAGCGCACCTGTCTATGACGGCGCACTCAGCCTGCCGGCCGAGCCGCCGCGCATCTTCTGCATGTCGTCGCTCGGCGGGGAGAACGGCCTCGGTGAACAGGACAAGCCCAGCTGCACGTGTGTGACAGAGCAGGGGACGCGGTACGAATTGGCAGATGAACCCACCTGTCGCATGGTTGCGCGAAGTGGGCAATACGAGCCCTATTTGCCGAAGCGTGAGGATCGCCTCGTCGATGGGCAGACGCAGATAAATCGCGGCATGCAGGAAATCAATCAACGCCAGGTTGAAGGCACGGCAATTGCTCGCAGTCAGCGAGCTATGGGGAGCTTTCCAGAGTCTCCGCCCATCAGTACCACTAGCTACATGACCACACCTCGCGGGGAGAATCGGCTATGACCAGCGGCGGTCGTGAGTTGCTCAAGTGGCTGGCGTTGGCACTGATGACCGGCGATCACGTCGTGACCGTTTTCCACTTGGGCCATGTGTCAGTTGTGTCCGAGCTTGGCCGTGTAGCGTTTCCGGTCTTCGCGTTGGTGATGGCGTTCAATCTTGCTCAGCCGGGCGCAGACGCAGCGAAGTCGGCCCGGCGTCTGGCGGCTTGGGGTATTGCGGCAACGCCCGTGGCTGTCCTGGCATTCGGCCAGTTGCTGCCGCTGAATGTCCTACTGACGTTCGCTGTGGCCGCTGTTTGTGTATGGGCTATTGAACGCCGGTATTGGCTGCTGGTCGTGCTTCTCGCGGTCATCGCCCCGGCGTGGCTGGACTACGCGTGGCCGGGCGTGTGGCTTGTTCTCGCTGGATGGCGTTGGTACAGGGGGCAGGGTGGTCAACCGTGGCTGGTGTGGGGCTGCATGGGCCTGTTGTGCGCCTATAACGGCAATGCGTGGGCTTTGCTCGCCATTCCGGCGCTGCGGCTCGGCCACTTCAACGTTGCTTTGCCGCGTTCCGGCAAGGTCTTCTATGGCTACTACGTAGGCCACCTTGCCGCGATGGTGGCGCTGGCGGGACTAGGGACATGAGCCGGACTGCACCCAGCCGTTCTCCACGCGCCTCAAGCGCGTATCGCCGACGCATCGTTCATTCGGGCCTAGTGGCGGCGGTCGGTGCACGCGCTCATACTCTGCGGCCCGTTGCGCTTCTTCTCGGCGCTTCTCTGCCGCAATTTTCGCAAAGCCCATTGGGTCAGGGTCGTTGGCGATCTTGTTGAGATCATCGATCGCTTTGTTTAGCTGGACCTCTTGTTGCTTCTGGACGGCATAGCCCAGCGAGCCCAGGACTGTGCAGGTTGCGAGTCCGCAGGCGCTCATTCCAAGAAACACACCCAGGGCAACCTTCCATACCAAGCCGGTGCCGCTACCTGAAGTTTGGCTTCGAACAGGTCGATTGCGATTGCCGCGGAACTGCACGTCCTGCAGATCGGGCACGCTGAAGGTTGGTTCATGTCGTTCGCGGTCCATACGGCTCCCCAAGGCGTCCTGCGCGCATTGTAGCCGGGGTGTAGGGGCGGCGCCCCTACGAAAGCGCCTTACACGCGCTGGCGAGGTCTCGGCCCCGGTACCGGCAGGACACCTGCAGGAGGCTCGGCGTCAGGGCCAGCCATCGCCACCGCCGACCGCTGTTTGCGCCGGCTCACCACGTCCCGCAGATTGACGACAGTGGCAGGACGATCCCATGCCACTGCAGGAAGATTGCCACCACGCTTGGAACTGTCGATCGACGGCGCAGAACGCGCAGCTTCCATCATCCGGCGCCATTCCTGCGCTTGGCAGGCGGTGAGCGACAGCCAGGCCAGATCCTCGGGAAGTAGCTCGCGGCCCTCAGGGGTGATCAAGCGATCACCGAGGAAAGAAAAACCGGCCCAAGGGCCGGTCAAGTCGATACGGTGGTGCGGGTCGAACACGATCATGCCGCGATCTCATCCTTGGCCGGGGACTGAGGGCGCAGGCAAGAGCCGAGCCAGAGGCCCAGCCATTGCCACGCGGAGCCAACAAAAGCCCAGATTCGACGGATACGCCATTTCGCATAATGTATATCGTGCAAGGCATTGCCAGTCTGCGGCATAGCCTGCACGTCGTGGGGTAGGGTGAAGCCAACGGCCAGGCACAAGGCCATCGCCGTTGCAGCCAGACGTTTCCAGAACGTGCGCTCAGGCGAAGTAAGCGCCGCACGCTTCATGATCTCAATCGCCTGTTTTTCCGGCTCCGGATGCCCTTGGATACGGAGCGCATCTGCCACTACCCACACCTGCGGCACACGCCTACCCATGCGGTAGTGGCCGATTGCGCCGTCCGTGATACCCAGCAGCGGCGCCAGCTTTGAATAGCTCTCGACCTTGGCCGCCACGCGGGTTCGCTCAAAGAAGTC